ACTGCTTTATAGCTTGTTTTAAGAGCGAATCGTCTAATCCTGATGTTGTGTATCGAATTTTAATTTTTTCTGCACTACCGTCCAAATCTATGCTTTCATTGTTTAATCCAAGCATTGTGTAATCAGTAGTTGCCTCGCCATCAATATGGACACTTGTAATACTTGCAACTGGCCCAAAAGGAATATCAAAAATACCTGTCTCGCTTTTAGGAACATAATAAGTTCTATCCTTAGCGACAATATCTCTTGATATATAATTTTCGCACCAAATTCTTGCTTGTGTAATAATCAAAGCTATTAAAGAATCATCAGCACTTGTATCTATTCTTGCATACGCTTTAAAATCTGATGACGGCACAATTTCAGAGCCAGTTGTTGAATGAATCTTAATCTCTCTCATTATTTACTTTCTTTTGAATCTAATTTTAATTCTTTGGTTTCTTTTTTGGCCTTATTTTCTTTTTTTTGACCAACAGGCTCACCCCAACCTTTTGCAATCCATTTAGGCGCACTTTCGTCAGGAATATCCATAATAGCACCCTCTTTTATTTCTTTGCCATTTTTTACCATTGGCATTAACAATTTTATTTTCATAATATAAATTTTATGTAAAGATAAAAAAAAAGTGCCATAAAGAATTTGCTTTACGACACTCTTAAACTATTTATGAAATCAATGCAAAGTTATTAAAATTATTTTTATACTTATTGTGCATGGATAACCTTAATGACTTCTGCCCTTCATTTTTAACTATAAAAAAACCTTTATATTCCTCACTCCATAATGCAAAGTAATCTACATACTTAAAATCATATGTTGGTGTGCCTGTTCTTTTTAAAGATATTTGAGTTGACTTTCCGTGCTTATATCTATCAGCACCTAAATACTTTACTTGCAATTTAAATAGCTTACCATTTTTTTCTAATATACAATCGTATTGACTTGAATCTAATAATGGAATAGACACCTTAAAACCATTCAGCATGGCTGTTGATGCAAAGTGATATTCAGCAAAACAACCTTTTTGATTATGATTCACTTTAATAATATACAAAAAAAAAGTGGGTACTATTAATACCCACTTAAAAACAAAATAAAAACTCTATGAAAAACTATCTCACTTCACCACCATTTTTTTTCAAGTTAATACTTATTTTCCAAAAGTGCATTCTTTTTTTCTGTTCCTCTCGGCTAATAGTTTCCCAATCTTTTGCCATTGAAGGATGATTAATTTTTCTTAATTGTTTTTTTCTTTTAATGTTGTGATTTAAAGTTTCTTTTGCGCTCATAATTATATCTAAGTTTTTTTGCATTATCCAATCCATAGTTATTTAATTATTATTTTTTTTTTCTATGAAATCATATTTTTGTCTTAAATCTCCTTCATGACATTCCAAAGGAAATAACTCTTGCATTAACTCTTTGTATGTGCCCTGTAATGTATCAGTACCATATTGTATAAGCCAATCCTTTTGTTCTTGTGCTATATAATCATTTTTGTATAACTCTCTTAGCACATCCGCACTTATATCAGTGTACCATCTTGAATTGTATGACTTGTTATATAGTTCGCTTTCATGGTAATCTCCTATCATAATAATCTCATCTCCAGCCCATCTACCTTTAAATGATTCAATTGTTTTATCTCTGTCGCAAGTAGAAATTAATAATCCAAGTGCTTGTAGTACTGAGCCTCTTGAACTATTTATTAATATTGCGCCATGATTCCAACCACTGTTAAATTTATGAGGCTCTAAAACCTCTTTTTTTGTTTTGTTTACTATTTTAAAATATTGTCCCATTGTTTTGTTTTTTAATTAAAGGGGGTTTTTACACCCCCATTATTTTTACTTTTTATTAGATTCCCACTCATTTATTATTTTATCTAATTGCGTGTTATATTGTTCTTTTGTTAAGTAGGTGTAAATTCTATTTAATTGATTTAGTTTATCGGTTGTAGTTTTTTGTTTTCTCATTTTGTTTTGTTTTTAATTATACTCAAATATATAAAAAAATTCTTTACGATTGTAAAAAAAACTTAAAAAAAAAGGTTTTTTTTCACTCTACCCCTGTAAAAAAAAATAAAAAAAGGGGTGAAAAACACCCCTCTTTGTACTAAAAAGCTATTAAATTAACCTATTACGGTGTCTCTAATGCTGTTTTTGCAGTACTGAACACACCATCAATTATTGCATTCGGCAGATAAGTTGCAAGAGCAATTCTTTCTTGAACTCTTACAGTAACAAATCCGTCTCTAATGTTTGTGCCGTCCTCTCTGTAGAAGCCAACATTAACATTTTCTCTTACCCATAATTGACATGCTTGACCGAAATTACCCACGAGAAAACTTCCAGCGTTAACTTCATTGTTTACAGCGATTGGCACACCTAAGAAATTAGGTTGTAATCCCTGATAAACTTGGTCTTTAAGATAATTGTTAGTCGTATCTTTTAACAATAGTATCTTATGAAAATCGGTTGGATTTAATAAAATATAATCAGCTCTATAATTTGCGATTTGTAGCTGGTTAATTGCAGCAACAAGTACATCAAATTCATTTGCAGCATCTACTGACTGATAAAATTTACCAGAAGCAGAAGTATCAAAGTTAGTGCCTGAATTATATAATCCATTAAGGTTTGGTGCAACACCATTACCTCCTAAGATTTGGTCATCCTCAACCTCCATTAATTTCGCAGGTACTCTTTGCGAAATATAAGATGATAGTTGTGGAGTATCGGCCAACATCTCCTCAGAAATTCTAAGGTATGTTCCGATTTTCTCAACATTAACTGACTGAGCAGTCATATCGAAATCAGTTTGTGCTAATGTAGCCCCTTCATTTGCAGCAGCAGCACCATTAGAATATCCTGATTCTTTTACAAATCTAATTACATCAGAATTTGTAGAGCCCACATTTAATAGCTCTCTGATGTTCATAGGAGTTGTTGGGTCAAATTTATAACCTGGTACTCTTTGTGGTGGAATTACATCCCCTGTAAAGTCAGCACCTATTGTCATATCCGCTTTAATCTCGAATTGAGCAGCACCTGAATTACCAGATTTAAATGAATCAATTACTCCTTCGTTTATCGCTTTTGTTAAATTGCTTTTAAAATCTTTTGACTCACTTTTTTGTTCAAAATGTTTTTTATTAGCAACTTCCATAGCGTCCATTCTTTCGTTGAATTTGTCTGTTAAGTTTTTGATTTCACCTTTTAGAGCTTCATCAGCCTTACCAGTAGCACTTTCAACAGCTTGTCCGTGAGCTTTTTCCAACTTAGCGTCAATAATATCGCCTAATTGGTCAAGCTCGTTTTTTAAATTTTCTTCCATAATTGAAAATTACTTTTTTAATCTATTTAACAAATAATTATATATGTCTTTAACCTCATGCTTTTGTTCCACTGGCTCAGTAATTTCCTCAATTGGCTGAGTAGCACTTATGAATAAAGTTTTTAGTTTCAACAATTCACTCTCTATGGCATATCCCATATCATCTGAGACATTGCCCTTTCTTAAAAGTTTACAAAGATTATCATATCTTTTATAAACCTCATTAAGATTTTTTTCACCTTTTACATCAATGATTTTTGCTTGGTCATTGGCAGCAAGTGTAACAGCAGAAATCTCATAAAGTTTTACCTCTCTAATCTCTCTGTAATCCTCTTTATTTTCTTTTACAATTGGCATTATACCAACAGAGTTTTCAGTAATAACACCAGCTTTCATTAGCTCAATAACATCATTACCTAAACTTGTTTTTGGAATTGACGCAACAAATACTAATCCTTTTTCATCCTCATATAATTCCTCCATTTTTCCAATGGGTTGCATCATGTTGTGTTGATATAAATATTTTACCCTTTCACCATTTTCCTCAATGGTTTTTTTGTATGCACCTTTCCTAATAATATCTTGGTCGCTGTCTTTATTATCAAAATAAGAGCCATAACCTTTTACGATTGAATTTTTTTCATCATAATCAGTTAATTCACCAAGTGGTGCTGCTTTATATAAAAAGTTCATAATCTTTAATTTTAAGCAAAATTACAAAAATAAAATTAGCTAAATATTGACCCCTCATCATTGGCTGGAAAATAAAAAACTGAACACCTACAATTAACAACATTTCTTGCTGAGCCTTCACCTGGTCTTTGTAAATATTCACCACCAACTATAAATGGTTTTTTAGATTCCACAACTTGACCATTAGCAACAGCATGCCAATCTCTTTCACGGCCATCTAATGATGTCATCCAACGCTTCATCATTCTACGACCAGCAAACAATTCATTGGCCGTAACTTGTAATGAATAATTAGCAATTCTTGTTGATTCAGTTCTAACTAATCTTATTGCCTGAAATCTTGAATAATGCTTAAATTGTTTTCTAAGTATTCTTGCTTTTTCTGCTGCTCCTAATGTTGCATATAATGGGTCGCTAAACAACCTTCTTGTTAATCTAATTAAAGTTTTTTTTGCCGTAGCACTAACACCAACAATGTTTGCAGCAGCAACCCTTTGGCCATATGCTGTAAAATTAGCTAACCAAATACTTATGTAATCTTTTGAATTAAATTCTTTTGTTTGATATTTCTCAAAATTCTTGACATACCATTTAGCAATATCAATTCCAATGTCTCTGTATATTTCTCTATATATGTTTTGAAAAAACTCATAGTGAAATAAATCCATATAATCTGCTCTTTCAGTTTCTATAAATTTATCTATGCCTTTATAATATTCTGTTCTATAAAATCTATTGACTTTTGGTATAACTTTATTTTCTGCTGACCTTAATTTTTTTTCATAATCATTTTTCCATCTTTTGACAAATTTCTTATCAAATTTATGTTTATGATTTTTGTTCTCATATTGAGAATAACAGAATGCTAATCTTTGGTCGCTGTCAGGAAAATCATTACGACTTTCATCATCTAACATACATCTATTTAGAAAATCCCTTTCTGATTCGTTTGGTCTTGGTTTTGGCATTAGTCATTTCTTATTGATTCCATTTTTTTCATAGCCCAATTGACACCACTTGTGCCGCCCCATAAATTCCAAGCAACATATCCTTTATCCTTCCACGGGGTGTCTTTATATTTAGGGTCAATAGTTGAATTTTTTCTGTGCCTATTAAATGCGGCCATCCTACCAACAGTTTCCCTACTTAATGATTCTCTTGCAGCTAAACTTGCTGCTCTCTGCCAACCAACAGCAGTGCCGCCTTTGACTTCATCTCTGCCATATTTTTCTCGCCACTCAATCATTCTTTTTGCATTGTTAGTTGCAGATTGTGGATAATCAGAATATCCCTCTGCTTTTTTTTCATTCTTAGAACTTAATGGATGTCCTTCAGGAAATAAATCAGTATCATGTTTACCGCCTCTAAATTTACCATTCTTTAAAGCATATAAATAACTATTGACTCTTGCCATTGCCCATTGGTCAGCACTATTAACACTTGGCCTAACACTTTCAGGGTTGGTATTATAAGCACCAACACCTCTTTTAAATACTGCTTTTAATGTTCTTAGATTTGTTTTTTTTGTAGCAGCGCTTACAGATTCATTATGGTCATCTACTTTTTTTTTTAATGCTTTTTCAACTCTTGCACTGACTTGTTTTTCCTCATTTTCATAATAATCTTTATTGTCCAAATATTCTTGGTGTGTGCTAAATGGCATATAAAATACTTGACCTTCAACATTATGCTCATGATGACCACTGCCACCCATTTCTCTTGCTCTTGCCTCAGCTTCCTCAACTGTTGTATAATGGTCATCCATACCAACAACCTCATACTTAATTTCCATTTTATCAATATCCATTGATGGTTGTGGCTCAGGCATTTCAATATTGCTATCGCTTATTGGTAATAAATTTGCTGGAATATAAAACTCATTCATGGCCTCATTTTCCTCCTCGCCATAACTCATTGATGCTCTTTTTTCGTTAGGGCTAATCCACCATGCTTTTGACATTTGGTCTACAACCTTATCCATCTCCTCTTGCAATTCTGGTATAACAGAAAAATCAAAATCTAAAAATAATTTATCACCATACATAGGCACTAACCAACGATTCAATTCATCTCTTATTTTTAACATCTCAGGTATTACACAATTTTGATATAGAGCCTTCTTTGCTTCTTTCATATTGTTGTATGTACTTGACTCTGTATTATTAAGTAGTTGAACAGGAACATTATAAATGTTACATAAATCTTTTATAGACGCATTGTATTGCTCAATCAAACTTAAATCACTTGCATTCAATCCAAAGTTTACCCATGATAATTTCTTTGGTGTTATGATTACATCACCAGCATTATTACTGCCCTGAAAATTACTTCTGAATTTATCTTTTAATTGTTGTGCTTGTACTTCATTTAAATCACCTTCATCACTCATTAACACACCTCTTGCAGTTTGATTTTGTAAATACTTAACACCTGTTTGTACAGCCTCATTGTTTGTAGTCATTGACCTTAATCCAGCCTTTAATGGTGATTGGCCATAAAGGTGTGAGCCAGTGCCATCATAATAAGGGTTAAAATCTTTTATATGACAAATGTTTTCTGCTGGAATTGAATAAGTACCATTGTACTCTACTTTGTATTCTTTAACAGGCTGCATCATTCCACCACTTACAATCTCCATAATTTGTGAAGGCATCACATATAGCTCTTTATACTTACTTGCATTATCACCAGTTTCAGGCGCTAATCCATAAATATATCTATTGCCTGTTAGTTTACCATAAGCAACAATCTCACTTAACCAACTTGCATAAGATTGAGCTGGATTTGGCCTGTCTAATAGTTCATGTAATTCAGTATGTTCTAATTCAACTAATGCGTGTTTTCTAATCATGTTAGCTTTATGCAAAATCCCACCATCAATCATTCCGCTTGTCATTGCTTTATATTTTTTTAATTCATTCTCATTTACTTTTTGATAAATCATAAATGGAATTGTTGATGATGCTTTTGTAATAATATTTACTAATGAATAAATGGTTGCATTTTTTCTGTAACCCTCGTCAATATATGTTGAATCATTTTCAGGATTCCAAATGATTGAATCTCCTAAATAATTATAGATAGCTCTGTTATATTCCTTTGCAGTATTCTGTGTGTATTTAACTATAAGATTTTTTAATCTGTCATAAAATGTAGCCATTTAGATAAAATTTTATGTAAAAATACAAAATAATAAATTTGTATATTATATGACAAAGAAATCATACCTATTTTTATATCGTGAATAAGCAGCATATCTAAGGGCATCCATTAGATGATTGTTTTTATCAACAGGCTTATTAATAATTGTACCATCTTTTAATTCCTCCCAAAGATAACTTTGCTGTTCTTTATGTAGGTTTTTAGATTCCAAAGAACATATAATATCAAACTCTTTTAGTAGTGATATTCCAGCATTGATTGACCCCTGACCTTTAATGGCTGGTTTGGCCAATATACCCATTTGTCTAAGTTCCTCAATTGATTTTGGCTCGGCACTATCACAATAGCAAATAACATTTTCATATTTATGTTTCTTTAAGAAATCAGCAATGTCTCGATTGGTCATTCCTTTTTTATAACACAATTCATGAACATACAATTTGTCATTTTGTTTTGCAACCTTCACAACGCCAAGAGCATCCATTGTAAATCCAAAGTCAATACCAATTACATAATCATCAAATTCAGGAAAATCAGAATGCGGTATGTATTGCCAATTTTTAAATATTTGTCTTTCACTAAATACAGCTCTTTGGCCCTCACCATAGACACGCCAATACTCAGGGTCTCGTTCTTTTAATCTTTCTATTTCTTTGACTAATTCTTTGGGTAAAAACTTATTGTCTTTATATGTTGATGTATATAACTCAGCATCATCTCTTTCACACAAATCATAAATCCAATGCACTGGGTCTGATGGGTTGAAATCAATCATAATGTTTTGTCTTGTTCTCATTGCTATTTGCCTGTATTCCTCTAACAACAATTCATTGCCCTCATTCAGCCATGCAATGTCTCTGGCCGACCCTCTAATCTTTTGTGAATCATCAGCAGAAAAGAACTCTAATGTATGCCCATTGTAGCTAAATGTATTTTCGGACTTATTAAAGACGCCATCCCAATATAAGCCTATGTCCTTAGATATGTTGAGAAAGTCCCTTAGAACTGACCTTTTAAGCGCTGGGAGGGTCTTTCTTATTATGCTTATAGTTAATGGCTTTTTGCTTGTTGTAATTAAGTATAAACAATATTGCATTAGTGAATAAGTTTTACCGCTACGAGACCCGCCCTGAAATATCTTTAATCTGGCCTTTGAATTATATGCTTCGTAGAATTGTTTATTGCAGTATTGTTCTATTCTTTTTCGATTGCTGGTTTCCATTCAATAAGTTTGCTTTGGGTATCAACATCATGTTTTATTTCTTGCCTTTCAATATACCCTCTTTTTTTTCCCTTAGTTTTGCAATAAAATATAATAGAAGTAGTGTCACCATCTTTAATTTTTTTATGCAGTTGTGATTCAACAAAATCTAATGTTTGGTCTTGAATATCATCAACAGATTTTTTAAAATCTTTGTCATTGTTATACCAATCATAATAAGTTGACCTATGTACTTTAACTTGTTTACAAGCGGCCGTAACGATACCTAAATTATTTTCTAATGCAGATATTAGTTTCTTTTTTATAGTGTCGGATTTGTCGGTTTTCATTTGACAAATTTAAGCAAAAAAAAAGGAGGCCCGAAAACCTCCTTTACCTGACTGTGTAAAAAGCTAAATAAATTAGTTAATTAAATTAAACTAAATTATTGTCAGGATTATAATTGCTAAGTGCATCTCTAAACCCCCAAGGACTATAACTGTTTGCGTTTTCCCAAATACAACCTCTTGATAAACTAACCCATTGGTCATCAGTTATAAATCTATATTCTTGAATTACATTTATATTTTTTAACGATTTGTAGAAGGATTGAAATTGTTTGTTAGCATATAATTTATCTACATTTTTAGAATCATAAATTTTCTGTATGGATTTAAGATTTTTAAATTTTCTAATTTCATTATATGTTTCAACCTGGTCAATATTTTGAACACCATAAAGGATGCTTTCTAACCACCATTTTACATATGTCTTAGGTAATAAAATATTTTTTTCAATTACATAATCAACTCTTTTTGCAGATACTTCTTTACCATCAGTGTCTATATAACTACCATTGTTATAACACTTATGAACATTAACTCTAAAACTCTTTGGTGATTCTTTTATAATGTCTAATTTAAAAACATCATGAATTCTCACATCTTGATTTTTGTCTATGTATGCAGCAATATTACCACCATCAATTGATTGACCAACCATGCTTGATAAATAGTCATTTACAAGATTGTTAATTTCAGTATTAAGATTATTGATTGCGTTTTTAAAAGTGCGATTAGTGCTTGTGTATATTGAATCGTTATCTCTTTGCTTATGACCTAAATCTTTACAAGTGTCTAAAATGTCTATAATGATATCCTTTTTAACTAATAGAAATTCTTGTAATGTCTTAACATCCTTAATTAGTTTATCAAACTGTACAGGATTATGACCTTCAGTTAAAAATTCCTCATCACTTTTATATGCTTCATAAGAATCATTTGTAATCATTGATACATTGCTAAATGTACTGGCAGTTCTAAGAGACAATTTTACACCCCAATCATTTGTAACATAATTGTCAAAAGATATTTCAATAAATAATCTGTTAAGACCTTCATAGTCGGAAACATAATATGAGCTTTCAATTGCTGGAAAATCAACTCCCATTTCAGAAATTTGATTTTCAAGTATTTTATAAAAAGCACTTGCAGCAGAATTGTTAAATTGATGATGATTGTCCCTTATAAATATTACATCAACATTTTTTAAAAATTCGACATTGATTAAGTCAATGGCAATCGACTCTACCATTTGACAATGTAGGTTAAGACCAACATCATTGCTTTTTTGTCGCAATTCTGCAAGTGCAGATTTTTGAGATTTTTCTAAAACTTCAATTTGGTTTTCTCTTTGATTGATTTTTTGTATTAATTCTTTCATAATTTTTATTTTTTTGTTATTTACCTCAAATATATGTAAATATTTTTAAACAATGAAAGAAAATTTACTTTTTTTTAAAATATTTTAAGTTTTTGGGTTATTTTTCCTGTAAATATGTAGATATAAGTCCCATATTTTACTGCTTGCCTCTCTTTGATTCTTGTATTGTTTAGTAGATTTTTGGATTCTACCATTATTATCTATATGTAAATAGCACTTTTTACTATTCTTAATTGGTACTATATAAATTTTTAATCCTTTGTTTAAACACCAGGATTGTGCTTTAAAATATATGTTCATTCTATTTCTCTGTATGTTATATTTAAGTTATCGTGTTCTTTTTTTAAATTATCAATATGCAATGCAAAGCCTAAAAACAAATAATTTATAGCATCACAATATCTTGATTCTATTGGCTCAGCTTGGTGCATATTTGAATTAGTTGCATGACTTAATATTGATTGTATATGCTTATGAAAAAACACACCCCACACTTCTTGTGGCTTTAATTTTAAATGTTTTGCTGTTGATTTAAAATTATATAAAACATCCTGATTATTGTTTGTGTATTCAGGTTGTTTTTCATTCATTATTTTATTACAATTATCTATTAATTGTTTTTTTAATTCACTGTATTCTTTATGATTCATAATTTATTATTTGTAATGTTTTGGATATTCTTGTTCGGTTAAAAGACACTTTTTCTTTTCTCTTTTATCTAAAAATTTAATATATCTAAATTGTCTTAAATTCATTTTTTTTGCTTTTGTTTTATTTTCTTGTAAATATTTTGCTTCACCACCATACCTTTTTGAATCTTTAGAAACTGTCATTTGTATGTTATGATAAACAACACCATCTAATTCCCAAAAATCACTTTTATGTTCACCATAATAACTAAATGAACATGCCTGATACACTATGCCAAATCCCCCACATCTTTCATCTGCAAAACTTTGTATCCACCTAATCTTTGGATATTTTTTTTTTATAAATTTGATAGAATAACTTATCGCTCTGCTTTCGGGATATTCACCTACATTATCGGCAATCCACATTCTGTTTAATTCTAAATATTGGTCTTTTTGTGTTCCTTTGACAACACTCCCACAACTTGCAGGATTCATTGCATAACCATATTGTAAAACACCTTTAATTTCATTATTAACAAATAAACCTAAATGTATATATGTAGCATTATAATACTTTTTAGAATAATGATTTTGTATAATTATGTTATTGGCTAATTTTCTTTCTATTTCTTTAATATAAAATTCGTCAGTGCCAAAACCTATACACTCGGATTCACCCCATAAACTACTTTGATTATTAAATAAATATTTTTTTTTCATACTAAAATGGTATATCGTTATCTTTTATTATTTCTAATTTTTTACTGTTTGTAATATCCTTATAAACACCGCCATTTTTAAAATCTGGTGCTATTTCAAAACATCCTAATTGTCCATTTTCCTTTCGTTTTACTTTCTCTATAAATATTTTTACAGAATCTGACCCATAGGTTGTTTTATGTCCAATACATCTATATGCAATTATTCCATTATATGCTTTATTAAAAAAGTCAGCACTTCCAGAAATATCATACAATGTTGGTTTTTTATATTGGCCACCCTCACTTTCAATTTTTCTTGGATGCGCCACTAAAAATAAATGCGTTTTTGTTTGTTGACAAAATTGAGTTATTTGACTAAGTAGTTTACCTACATAAGTAAAGTCCCTTTGTGCCGAATGGTCGAGCATATTATAAGGGTCAATAACACAAACATTTATTCCCTTTTGAAACACCAGCTCTCTAAATGCTTGTAATATTGATTTAAGAGTTAAGTTTTCTAAGTCAATTTTAATCCAATAAAAATGTTCCTCAATAAAATCTTTAACATCATTTAAATCATCATTATCACAATTCTTTTGTTTTAATTTATTTGCTATTCTTTTTATATGGCCTTCATAAGGAAAACTTTCGGGTGAAAACATGGCGCATCTAAAACCATATGTCATGCTTAAATTACATAATACCTGGTCTAATATATCAGATTTACCGCTATTGGGTATGCCAGATACAACTGACCATTCTCCCATTGATAATTTAAAATATTCAGATGAGCCTGGTAAACCAATATCATAATTCTTAATTCCTTTTTCATTAAAATTTAAAACATTTTGCCAAATATTATCAATATTAATAACACCTTCTAATGGGAAGTGTTTGCCATTTTGAACTAACTCTTTTAAATAATCTTTGCCCTTACTTACTAATACTTCATTAGCATCTTTAAATTCACCGAAATCAACATATTTACATTTATAGTTTCCAAACCTTCTGGCAAGTTCGTTTCTTAATTGCATACCAGCATCATCATTATCAGTGCATAATATTATTTGTTTTTTGTTTTTAAAATATTCCCAACAATTATCTAAGTATTCTAATCTTTGATTCCCCTTACTTGCGCCATTAGGAACACTACAAACATTAGATAAGCCTATTTCATGCAAACTCATGCAATCTATTTCACCTTCAACTATGTAACACCTATCAATGTTTTTAATATTATTTAGGCCATAAAAGATTAATTCTGCACCAGATACAAGTTTAAAGTTTTTTTGTGAATCTCTAAACTTTATATTAATAATATCCTCATCACGATAATAATTAAAATTGATACATTTTCTTTTTGCCTGTACTTGTGGAATATATTCAAATGATTCACCAATCTTATAATGACTAATTGTTGATTCACTTATTGCTCTTTTTTTAAACCATTTTCTAATTCTGTCTGTAATGTTTAAATTTATTTTTTCTGGAATAATAAATTTTTTTTTCTTTTTGAATTTTATATTGCCATTCCAACCACAATTATGACAATTATATAAACCATCATCTATGTTTACAGACAAACATAAATCTCTTTTATTTTTTCTTGTATGACTACATTTTGGACATTTGGTTTTGACATTACCATGTTGTCGTTTTAGTATGATTCCAAGATTTTGAAATTCAGTGATATGATTCATAAATAATTTTTAAATATATAAATAAATTTTATATTATAGCGTTAATTTTTTGATATTCCATTTTTCTAATATTTTATTTAAGAATGGTTTTAATGGTTTATTACATAAATACCAATTGCCATTTACATAGTAATTTCTCACCCAACATTTTCTTAATGGTATGTCAATTGTGTCATCTTTAAAATTATGTTTTACAACTAATGCAATTGATTCATCAGTATGCCAACTATCTACCAATCTTTCTAAAACTAATTTTTGTCCCAATGGCAAATGGTTTCCAATTTTTTTAACCTCAAATAATATTAATGATTTATTATTAAATTCAAGTATTGCATCAATATCAGTTGGATGTATTTTATCATCACCAATACCAGCGAAGTCAATTGCTTGTTTTACTTGATTACTATTTCTAATTAAATTTTCCATTTTTTAAATATTTCATAACCTCAATTATTTCAGCAGAATCTAAAATTTGACTTAGATTGTATTGATTTAATTTAGTTGTTTTTGTTATTGCACCTAATTTTTCATCACCATTGACATCTGTATAAATTTTAAAGTCAACGAGGTTTTTTATTTTTTTATATGCGGTTGGTTTATTATATTTTTTATAATCCTCATAAAATCTATGGATATATTTAATTCCATTTTTATCATTATTTCTCAGCTTCAGTAATGTTAAAAAATTGTTAGACCAAAATTCATTTTGTCTTGTATGCTTACAAATCAAATAAATTTCTTGTAAAGAAAAATTATCTAATCTAATACATTGGTCAATACACTTAATCCATTTAGCTTGTTGTGGTGGAGTTTTAGGCAAATATTTATCATCAAATAACTTATAAAAATGAGGCAATGCTTTATTAATATTATTTATATTATTATATATATTATTATTAGTATTACTTTGTGTTGGATTTTCCGACATCGGTTTTTTCCGACTTCGGGTTTTTCCCACTTCGGTTTTGTCGCTTAGTATATAATTATAGCCTTTAAATTTTCCATTTTCTAAAACCCTTTCTCTTATTAAAAAACCACTATCTATTAGCTCATTAATCTTTGACCTTATGGCATCTCGACCCTCTTTAAAATGTCCTGAAATAAATTCTATTGTAATTTGCTGGTCATGTTTGTGAGAAAATAACCAAGCATATAATCCAGTTGCGCCTAATGAAATACCTTTATGCCTTAGCAGATTATTAGGCACTATTGTAAAATTATCAAACTTTTGTGGTTTGATTACTAAATTATATTTCATAAATAATTTTATATTTCATCAACGAGTCCCATTGTCCTATCGCAAAACAATCTTAATTTTTCATATATCTCTTTGAACTCGTTTAATGTTATTTTTTTCTCCTCATACAAGTGCCATAATAATTCAATCAATATGTTAAATTCATTCTCACTTGCCTCTCCTATGTATTCATAATTGTATTTAAAACTTGAAGTGCATGATGTTGTCCACCTTACCTTTTGCGTCTGCTCATCAAAATATACTGCTCTACTACTTGACATCCTTAAAATAATTATCTATAATTTCTATACAATCATCAAAATCGTTTAACCATAATGCCTTCCATTTTGCATTTTCGAGCCAGCCTAACCAATCTTTTTGATTATCAGATGGTTTATTATAACCTACTTTTAATTCAATAGCAAGACCATTGTAATGTTTGTTAGGTGTAAATATCATAATATCAGGCACACCAGGTTTGCTACCTAAGTATTTCATTTTATATCTCTCAAATGGTGTTCTTTTGCCCTCATTACTTATATGCGTAAAAAGTGCCTTTGGGTACTTATATTGTAGATATGTCATTACACTGTTTTGCAATTTGTCCTCTTTGCCTAAATATTTATAATAAGGATTGGCCATTTAATTTTCTTATAAAATTAAAAAAAATTAATCCAAATCCGCTAATTTATATATAAGTTCAGTTAATTCTTGTATTTTATTTTTCAATTGGTCATTCTCTAAAAGCAAACAATTGTAATCCCTAACAAGTTCAGTTAATGTTATTTTTGGTTTTGAATCCTCCATATTAGGATTAAATTTACGCATTAATGAATTATACATACTTGTATTGATTGGCCTACAGAAAATCATTCCCTCTAATTTTTTTAAAGCATTCATTACAGTAGCATGATTTTTACCTAATGATTTACCAATTTCATGTAGTGAATATGTAGTATATTTTCTACATAAATAAAAATAACACGCTCTTGCAAATACATATCTAAATTGTCTTGTGTTTTTACTAATATCTAATGAGAAATGTTGTTCAACTATTTTTCGATATTTTTCCATATGTTAGATATTAAATAAGACCCATCAACATCAAATGTTTCTGAATGATATAAATTTATTTGACCATTATCTAAATAATTTTTCCAATCATTAAATGCTTGTTGCCACTTTTTACGACCAAGCTCAATCATATCATCATCTAATGTATAAACAACTACTGCGTGTGGATGATTAGTTTCACAGACCACAAACTTAAAGTTATTTACGCCTAACATATCCATATAAAATGCTGCTTGTAAATGATAATTGAATTTATATATACTTGACCTAAATGCTTTTGGTGATGCGTCCTGTGTGGTTTTAACATCACAAATAAAATCACTAACATGATTTATAACATCTGGCCTAACCCTTACATCTACATTATCATGTTTTAGATAATGCGATAATTCTACCTCGCCTTTACAATAAGCACGAGCCAATTTGTTTGCTTTAAAATTTTTAAGAATTGTTTTTATTTTTTTATAATCCCAAAAACTTAAACATATTTTACCTTCACTTTTTTCCTCAGCTTCTTTTTTTAATAACCTACCTTCTTTTGTTCTTGCGTCTTTAATTTCAGGCATTGGATAATAAATATCATAAAAAGTGTCAGGCTCTAAAAGTGCCGTGTGAACAGCAGTTCCAAGCGCCATTGCTGACGATTCAAATGGCAACCTATTTAAATAATGGTAAACACTATTTTTAGAAATTTCTTTTAATCCACTTGCACTAATTGAATCTTGTGAGTGATACTGGTCGTTAGAATCTTTAACTATTTTCATAACATTCTTTAATAAATAAATAAAATAAATAAGGCAATATTGTTAGCTTAAATATTAAAAAAAATAGCTGAAATATTTCCTCCTCTTTTTGTGGCGACCTGCCCTGATTACTACGATATTGTCTGTTTTTCATAATTAAAAAATACTTTAAAATTTAAAAAATATTTACAGAGGGAATTTTATTCTAATGAACTTTCTCAACTTTTTGATATACTACTATCAAAACAGGGGTAAAGTGTCTTAGAACGCATGTAAATGCCCTTAAAATCGATATTAGCATTTTATAAAAAACCCTAATATTTAGCAAAAAAAAGGGGCTTTTTACGCCCCTCTCCTTTCCAAATTTACTGCTAAAAATCCAGCTCATTTGCTTGTACAGAATCACCAGCAGTTGCGTGATTCTCGTCTTGTTTTGGATATGGTTTTTGGATTTTAATATTCAAAAATGTATTACCATTTTTGTCTTGTTTTCTCCAACCAGCTAACTCAATGTCAGTGCCATCCTCCAATTTACCTTTGCCTTTATAGTCAGGCTGCTTAGAGCCTTCCTCTTTATAGGTATTACTAAATAGTGAACTCCATCCTGGTTCATGTGTATATTCTGCCATAATTATAATTGATTTTGATATTGATTTACTTTCTTAGTTTTATTTTGATTATTAACCGCATTGACCATTTCATCAGCACTTGCAATTGATACATCAATACCAATTCCTAAGTAGCCTAATGCTCGACCTAATGCAGATGTATAACCATTTTCAACAAATGATGTTTTGTTGATGTAACTTGAATCCCTGTATTCTTGTGCATGAGCTGAGGATATTATATTATTTTCTTTGTCTAATATAGACACCTTAAAGATTCCCTCTTTGTCATTCAATTCAACAAGTTGTTCATGTATTCTCCAGCCTTTAAACATAGGTTGACTTCTAAAATGTATCAACCTTTGATTTACTGTTATATATTTTTTTCCTTTAATATTTATTGATTCCATAAATTGTTTTTATTAAATTAATTTTTCCATTGACACAAACCCCTCGTTTTTTAATGTCTTAATTTCGGCCAAAGTAAATGTGCCTGGATTGTTAAGACGAGTTGATAGTGTGGGCATTGTGCAATTTAATAATTTGCATACTGTGTATCGTTTCAAACCTAATTGCTTTAAATCTTTTTCGAAATAATACTTGAAATAAATTTCTTGTTCCATAATTTTAATATTGATTTGCTAAACTAATAATTTTTTTAATTATAAAAAAATATTTAAAAAAAAAGGGGGTTTTTACACCCCCATTGTTATTGTTTTGTTTTTATTGTTATTATTAAATCCATTTTTGTTCAGGGAATCTAATAAAATCAAATTCGCTGTTACAACTAGACCAAGTAGGTATAATAATTTCTGATGACCATTCACCTGTTTCTGGGTGATAGCCCATACCTTTATTAATTTCTGATTCGAATATTAAACCTTTTTTGTATAAGCTAGATAATACACCTTTGTCTTGATTTGTAAAGCTACCATCAAATCTTTCAGTTTCTGAATAACCCCAAGCAACACCACTACCCTCGCCCATAAATATAGAATGTAGCATTTGTGCTTCTAGTTTTGTAATCTTAACTTTTTTTGGATTAGTTTCATCTAATGATTCAGTTTCATAAACCATAATGTAATCTCTTGTTAATATTTCGTTTAAATTTTTTACTTTTTTCATAATGTTTTTTTTTTAATTATACTCAAATGTATAAAAAAATATTTTAAATAAAAAAAAATTTTTTAAGTTTTTATTTTATAAGTGTAAAAAAAGAACTCCCATTCTAATTAAAAAACAGGAGTTCCGCAGCAAACAGGAAAAGAAAAATTTTAAAATTTTGTTAAAAATGATGTCGTAACATCATCATTTTGATTTGGTATGTGCATCACTACACTATACAAATTACGTTTTACATTATATGTTATGCTATCTAAATAGCAACTCACTGGCTCTTGTAAAACACCTGAGCCAAAATTAACCCATACTTTATTTTGCATGGCAATTGGGTCATTACTATTATTATATAAATCACCCTCATATCTTACAACAAAATCTCTGAAATCATTCATTACTTGTTGCGTTATAATTTCCTCAACACTTTTTAGATAATTTGTTTTATCTCTTGACCTATAAAAACTTCCTGAAATTCTGCCGTAAAATTTATTAGTCAAAAATACATCTAATTTTTTAACACCAGATACATCAACTGTTCTTTGTCTTAAATTTTGTAAAAAATCAAACTCCTCAAATAATTCAGTCCTATTACCATCAGAATCAATATTTTGTCTGTCTAATCTCAAAGAGTCAAAAAATATAGCTGTAAAACCACTGGTTGATGTTGTTTGATATGCGCCATATAAATACAAAGTTATTTCACCACCAAAGGGCAATGTTGCTATATCAAAATCAAAACTTTTCCATCTTATATTTGTATCTACTTCAACATCATTTTTAGTGTCTGCTGTAACCCAATTATTTGAAGTTTCAGACCAGTATTTTGTTTGACTTGCACCAGGCCCTGTCTCAACTAATTTAAGTTGAAATCTAAAACCTCTTGTGTTGCCACTTGTAGAATCAAAATAAGTATTAATTTTTAGTTTATATGCAATCGAACTTGACGCAGCCTCATCAATGCCACTTGAATTATTTACAACAACAGATGTTGCGCCTGAAGTTGTTTGGCAGGTTGTTGATTTAACACACCTATCACCCTGAAACATAAAATCAGTAACAATTGAACTATTAGTTAAAGTCCAACCTGTTGCAGCGTGTTCAAATCCACCATTAACAATAATACTATTATCAAAAAAACCGCCCATATCCGCTTCCATTGTAAATTCTTTTAGTGGCCTTAAATATTCTTTTGTTAAATTATTATCTAATGGTTGTAAATTAGTTGGCACAACACTTAAAACATTCACTGTTGATGTTGATTGATAAACACCACTTGAATTGTAAATAAAATACTTTACAGATTCTGTTCCGTTTGATTGTAAAGATGATGTCTCTGCGGCTCTTATTCCAGTTGGTATAGTTCCGCCATTAGCTGTTGTTGCTGAACTATCTTTGACTGATTGTTCACTGTAACTTGAGTTGTTTATTATATACCATTTACCATAAGATTGGAATATTCTGGCATTGGAAAATCTTAAAATTTGACCCAGTACATCTTTGGCTGTTCTTAAATCAACACCATCTTTTAAAAACACTTTTTGTGATACTGTTATTTGGTCATAAAATGTATAATCAGAGCCACTTGCACCATCTTTCTGTATATCATTAGATACATAAATATCTAATCCTAAGTCAAGATTTGCTAATGAAGTGTGGATATAATACATTAAATCTTTGGACGCAACGCTTGTTAAATCTATTGGTGCTGAAAAACCTTTTAAACTACCCAGTCCATCATAACCTTTTAATGTAATACCAAATGGTTTTGTTGTTACTGCTTCTTTAAACTGGTCTGTTAATAACCAACCCTGCCAATATATTTGATAAGACCCACCACTATCTTTGTAGTAAACAATTATCTTATACTCTCTTTCGTCAAATTCATAAAAATTATCATAGTTTGATGTTGCTGTATCAAATAAATTTATTGTGCATGTAGACCCCACGATAGGGTCATAAAAATCATCATTACCTGACCACTCTATTGACAATGGGTCATTAGTTCCTGTTAACGCTAAAACACTTCCAGAATAGCCATCTTTAAGTATCTCAATTTTTTTACCTTTTAGGTTGTCATCAACAAACTCTAATCTATATTTAACACCATATGCCATTAGTTAATTCTATCTCTATTTCTATTTGCTCTTTGCAATGCAACAATTAAATCTTGCCCCCTTAATGTAAATTCACCAGCAACTTGAACATTTTGTTGCGCACCACCACCCAACATGCCAGTCAACTTATCTAATGGTGCTACAACTTCTGGATTAGAACGAGCGCCAGGATATTCTCCAAAAAGTCCCATTGTGGGTGTGCTTACAATACCTCCTTTTGCAAACTTTTTAATACTTCCAAATGATTTTGCAACAACCCCTAATGATGCGGCAACTAATGCAGGTAAAACAAATGATGCTGCTGGGCCAAAACTAAGTGCTGTTTGTGTTCCAGCTTTAACAGCGTCAGAACTTGCAGTGGCATTATTAGCCGCCATAATACTAACTGCTGTACTTATAAATGTTTGTAAAAAACCACCTAATAAACTTTGTGATGCCCCAAATGTATTTGCAATTGAATTACCTAAACTTGAAAAACTACCCTGTAATACACTGTT